ACCAGAGCCCGACCAGCGAAGTGTTGGGGTGGCACCACCATAAACTAGCAAATCCCGCACCACACCCCTGTTATCGGCGCGGTCAAAAAAACTTTGAAATTTTGCGGTTGATGACTTGCCAAGAAGTTGGCGAAGCTCAAGAGCCCTTTTTACTACTGGGTCTTTTTCCACTTTTAAATAATCAATGATGGTTTGTTTTTGCAGGTCTGGAATGACACAGCCCTGGTCAAAAAGCCATTTAACAAACTGGGCAATTTCAGTAACTTTTTTGACCCGGCCCTCGGTCAGGTCCACAAACTCTTGGGAATATTTTTCTTGGAAATAGGCCATCATGTCGATGACTTTTTTAATTAAATTTTGGTCTGTAAGAATACCGTCAGCATTTATTCTGCACGTTAGGTCCCACAGTTTTCTTTCAAAGGGTGGTAGCTCTGGCACAATGTCATCAACCATTGCTTCCACTTCAACGTCAGTGGCACAATATTCAGCCAGTAACAGCCAATCAATTTCACCGTCGTGCCACTTTTCTTCAGTTCTATCTTTGTGCCAAGCCGTGCGGGGCTTGGTGAGCTTCATCATTACTCGGTGGCCCTGCTTATTTTTTTCGGCGGGAAGCTCAAGAGCTTTGGCAAGCGTTTCCAATTTTCTGGGATAGCCAAAGTGCGTGGCGCGGGCTGCGGTGCAAGTGACAAAAGTTTGATTTAGCCACAGGTGTGGTGATTTTAATTGGCTTTTGACTTTGTTATTCCACACGGCCATTTCAAATTCGGCGTTGTGGGCAACAATTCTTGTGGGCTCACGGCGGTCATAAAATTCAAGTGCGTGTTTTAAATCTTTTGGAAAAGTTTGGTCTTGCAAAGGAAGCCAAACTTTGGCCGGGGTTTTATCAATTTTGTAACCAACGGCCATGATTTCTGTGGAAGGGTGGGCCGCGTATTTGTGCGGCCCCACCTCTTTAACGTCAAGCTCGCTTCTAGTTTCCAAATCTAAAACGAGCCTTTGCATTTACCAGTCCTGTGCTTCTTCTTCTGATGCTTCAGCCCCAGAGTCAAAACTTTCAATGTCGCCTAGGTCATCGTCACCAAAGTCCGAAGCTACATCGCGGCCACCAAACTCTTCATCGTCAGCCAAGAATTGGATGCCTTGAACGTAAACCGTCACACCCTTTTTAATTTTACCGTATTCATAACCCTTAATGGTTATAGAAGCCCGTGCCCAGCATCCCGCATAAATCTTTGCAGGGGGGCATGGTTGCTTATCGCGGCCCAAAGTTTGGATAGGGAAGTTTTCAGAAGATGACCCACTCATTGCCATCATGCCTGCATAACCATCGTATTCAAGCGCATCGCCGTCCTTGAAAGGTTTTGTCATACCTGCGGGCAATTTCTTACCCCAAGTCATTGCTGCCACTTCGTTAACGGCATCAATCAAATACTTGCGGTCATGCTTTTTTGGAAAAAGCATTGAAAGGGAATATTTTTTCTTTGCCCCTTCTTCATCGCTTGAAGCCACAGGGGCCACAAGCTTTGGAAAGCTCACCCTGAACTGACTTGTGGTTATGTAAATTGCTTTGTGGTCCGGGTCTTTTCGCACCTTGGGTGCTAACTGTTTTTCAATCATGTTACCATTCCTTTTCTGTTGTTTGTTCATCGTCAAAATCATTACCAACGTCACGCACACGGCCCAAGCGAAGTGAACCACCGCTTTCTTTTTTCACAAGCTTCCCGAAAACTTTTTCAAAATGGTCCTTTCCCAAAGTTTTTTCAAGCTGTGATGGCCCCAAAGCTTCTTGTTTGTAAAATTTTACCTTTAGCTTTTTTGCCACTTCATAGGCTTTTGCTTCGTCTTTCCATTTCCTTGTCGGCCTTGTTGGAAGCAATGCCCACCCTGGAATGACTTGCTTTTGTTCTAGCATTGTCTTTGCCACTTTTCTGATGGCATCAACCCACAATTCTATTTGGTCGGCACTTTCTAAATATTGTGCCACTTTCTGTGGTGTCAGAGCTTTTTCATTTACAGCTATGGCCTTGCTATCAACCACTTCAAAGTCTTCTTGCACTTTTCCCAAGGTCTTTTTCATAAGCTCGGGGCAGGTTGCAGCCGCAGGACAAAAGTGACACCATTTCCCAGCAAACAATTTTGCGTTAGGGTCTTTGGTGCGCTTTACCCCTTTACTAAAATATTCAACATAGTCTTCTATTTCAGCTATCGGCGCTTCCCAAGATGAAATCGGCTTTTCCTTGTTGGTTGGCTGCGCTACGGTGAGCTTCACAGTGTGGAAGTTGAAGTCATACTTATGGGCAATGCCAAGAGCATAATAAATAAGTTGTGTGTTCTTCACCGGGTCCACAGGTTTAAAGCCTGTTTTCAAATCAATAATTTCCAGTGTGCCAAAGGGCTCGGCCAAGGCCACATCAATGGTGCCAAAGCAATCAGGGTCAATAAAGTCTAGGACCACTTTGCTTTCAATGTAAAAGTCTTCATCAACGTCAATGCCCCGTTCGGTGATGGCGTCGGCAATATATTCAACAACAGGCGACAACACTTCGCCATGCTCGTCAGTCACCTTTACTTGGCCCTTAAATTGAAGCTCTTTTAAATATTTTTCTAAATGCTCGTGGTATTCAGTCCCCCGCTTTGCAGCCGCACTTTCCGGCTGCACAGGGGCTAGGGCCGATAGTCGCACCGACCCAGGACAATTTAGCCACCGTTCTGACTGTGAAGCCCCCACAGTGGAATGTTTGCGGTCGGTGTGATTTTTCAGCCCTGCTTTTTTCATAGCTCAATAATCTTTGCTAGTTCGTTCAACTTTACCTGTGGAAGTTGAGCCAATTTTTTCACTTTGAATTTAGTCAAAAGCTTTTGGGCCGCCGCTGGGGTTTTAGCTTTCGCATAAGCACCCATCAGTTTTTGCACTTCGGCCAATGAATAATTCTTTTCTTCTTCAGCGGGTCCAAACGCATCGTCTAGGTCGGCTTCTTCTGAAGCTTCTGATGCATCAAATCCCGTAGAATCTTCTGTTGTTTCAAAATCTTCCACGCTGCTTTGTTTGGCTGCCACCGTTTCTTTTAAAGTGGGCTTACCGCTTTTGTTGGCCGTTTTAGAAATAGGTTGAGCCTTTTCGATTTGGGATGAGTCTGAAAGCGTGCCCGTTTCTTCGGTTGATGCAAAAGCGGCAAGCGCCGATTGTAATTGTTTATGTGAGCCCGTGAGGGTGAGAGTGTGGGTTAGCACGCTTTGCCACCTTTACCCATTGAAGGCTTCGCAGTACCTTTTTTAGGTGTAGCTTTTTTTGTCGTCTTCTTTACCATTGTTCTTCCTTTTCTAGAGGCTTTGGCCTCTGGTTTTGTTAAATTTGTTTTTGTTGCCTATGACACAAAAACCATTTTCTTTTCTTGCAATAATACGCTCAAAGGGTGTGGGCTTGATGTAAGCCAGAAAATAAATGTCGTTAGCACTTTCAGGAAAAAATCTTTCGACATCTTCCTTCTTAATGTGGTGATTCTTTTCAACCAACATTTCAAAGCTTACTTTGATTTCACCGCTAATAGGGTGTTGAAAAAACAGCACGTCACCGACACGCAAAGCCAAAACTCATCCCCTCGTTTAAACCCTTGCCAAACAAATAACCCTAGCTTTTAAATCAATGCAACAAATTTTTAAACCATAACTCGGGGGGACAATGGGCTTCATAGCTTGGATAAATAAATTGGGCGCATTGGAAGTGGCAAGGCTTCTAGATGTAGACCGCACAACAGTAGATAAATGGTATTCGCTGAAAGCAACACCACAATTTGATAACGCCGTGAAAATAAAACAACTCACAAATGGCAAGCTTGGATTTGAAGAAATCTATGGCCCCCGTTATCGTCACATTTTGGCCCAGCAAAAATAAATTTTACATCAATAGGACAAGAAAATGCTCAATGAATTGTTGAAGCTGCACAAGCTTGGCTTTGCCCTGCTCTGGCTTAATAAGAAATCAAAGGTGCCGGTTGAAAACAATTGGACCAAAAGGGAAAGAAAAACTTTTGACCAATTAAAGGATAGCTACAAACCGGGCTACAACGTAGGGGTGAGACCAGGCTATGTCTCAAAATTTCCAGGCAAGGAAAACTTCTATCTTGGCATTATTGACTGTGATGTGAAGTCAGAAGACCCTTTGCATCTTGCTGAAATGGAAAAAGCCTTAGAAAGCGTTTTCCCTGAATTTATCTTTTCACCTACTGTGGTGAGTGGAAGAAATAAACACTCACGTCACGTCTATGTAAAGGTGCATGAGTTAAACCTGACCCCGCGCTATCAAATTGCTGAAAGCGCCCACAGAATAAAATACCTGGCCCCATCCAAGAAAACTATTACCAACCAAGAGCGGGCGGCTCTGACGGCTGAAGAACTTGAAAAGGGCTTTAGGCTTGCGAAGGCTTGGGAATTAACTTTTATGGGGGATGACTCACAATGCGTATTACCGCCCTCAATACACCCCGATTCTGGTCGCCCCTATGAATGGGCCATAGAGCCTAAAACGGTTGATGACTTTGTTGAGTTTATCCCCGGCAAAATACGGGCCGCAAAGATTTCAAAGGCCCAAGCCCTTCCTGTGGAATTGAAAGACGACATTGAGGTTTACACGCTGCCAGTCAGTGACCGGGTGAAAGAGTTAATACACCACGCGAAAGATGATGGCCGTTATCACAATGACCGAAGCGCCATGATTATGGCCTGTCTAAATGCTTTAGTGGGGGCAAGGCTTGATAATGAACTGATTGTCAGTGTGATGACTGACCCCACAAATGCCATCGCTGAAAAAGCTTTAGAAAAAGGTGATAGGCGGGCAGCGGCCAAATGGATTTTGCAACAGCTTGCAAAGGTTAAGGATGAGTTAAACCCGGCCAATGATTTTGATGACGGTGGCGAAGTCATAGACATGATTTCAGAAGACGAGGCCGAAGCTCAAGACGATGCGGCGGTTGATTGGCGTCAGCAATTGGACGTGGCTAAAAACAACAAGCGGCTGAACACCCAGAAAAATCGCTCTATGATTTTGACCCGTGACCTTGCACCCAACACAGTTCGCTACAATGAGTTTTCAAACGTTGTTGAATACCATGCCGAACCACCTTGGGGCATCACAGGCAAAAACTATGTTGGCGAAGAAATGGGCAACGTTGACATTACTGCCATCAGGGATTGGTTTTCCAGAAAATGGAAGATTGAAGTCAGTAGTGGGGACGTTTGGGAGTCGGTGCTTTTTGTGGCCTCACGCTATAGTTACCACCCCGTGCGGGATTACTTGAACAGCCTTGTGTGGGATAAAAAACCGCGTCTTAATAATTGGCTGATTGATTATTTAAACGCTGAAGGCGATGAAAAATACATCAGGGCCATTGGTGCAAAGACCCTGGTGGCCGCTGTGGCTCGGGTGTTTAAACCTGGGGTGAAATTTGACACTATGTTGGTGCTAGAAGGGGGGCAGGGTGTCGGTAAGTCTTCGGCCATCAGCATCTTAGGCGGGCCTAAATGGACCAGTGACGCCCACATTGACCCAAACAATAAGGACACAATCAACAACATTCAAGGCAAATGGCTGATTGAAATGGCTGAAATGGTCCCGGCCCATAAGAGCGAAGCTGAAAGCTTAAAGGCTTTTTTGTCTAAGACTGAAGACCGGGCAAGGCTTGCTTTTGAACGTAAAGCGGTCACTTACCCACGCCAATGCGTTTTCATTGGTAGCACCAACCAAGACGAGTATTTACAAGACGAGACGGGCAATAGAAGATTTTGGCCTGTGGTGGTTGGTGAGCTTGAAAGAGATAGTCTGATTAATGATCGTGACCAACTATGGGCCGAAGCGGTGGCACGTTACAAACTTGGCGAACCCCTTTGGCTTGACGACGATGAAGTGAGGGCTACGGCCAAGTATGAACAGGCTTCAAGACTTTTTTCTGACGAGTGGGCAGGGGACGTGCAACGTTACATTGAGACACACCCACAGGAAGAGTTTTTAAACCCTAAAAAAGTTTGGATGTTTATTTGTAATATGGAAGCCGATTTTTCTGGGGCTGGTCGATTTACGTTGGCTGACCAAAAACGTTTGGGAAAGATTTTCAAGTTGATGGGGCTTGAAAGGGTGAGCCGCAGGGATGAGGGTCAAGTGCGGAAATTGTGGAAATTTCCCACAGGGAAGAAAGATGAAGACTGGTAAAATGTAGACGGTGTAGACAGTGTAGACAGTGCTACCGTCTACACTTAAGTTATTGATTTTCAAAATGAAAAGGTCAATGTAGACAGTGTAGACAGTAAATTCCTATATATGGTAATAGAAATGATAAATGCTTATATATTATGCAAAAACACCCGTATATGTGCGCGTATATGCGCGTATAGGAAATACCGTCTACACCGTCTACACCGTCTACATTGTGGGTTAAGTTGTTGAAATGACTAAAAGGGGTCAAAAGTGGCCTTCATCGTCTACATTGATTTTAACCGTCTACACCGTCTACAAGGTTTTTTGTGCTACAAACTCAACTAATAATCGCTTTAAAAAGGGGTAAAAATGAAAATAGAAATGCAGGATGAAGAAAAACTTGTGACCTTAACCGCAGCCCTTGTGGCGGGTTATCTTTCCTATGGCATTTGTGTCACCGATTTAGAAAAACCCGGTGGGATAAACGCCAAACGTTTGGTTAACATGGCCGAAAACATTTTAAGGGAAATTAAAAGCCGCGCACCTGAAAGTGATTTTTAGATGGCAACAAAATTAAAACCTACTGACGGGCTTGGCCCTAAAGAGATTTCAAAAATTCGCTCGGCGCTTCGCCAAGTGTGGCATCGCTCACACGCACGCAAGCTTTGTGTCCAACGCTGCACCAAGAATGGTTGGACCTATTGCGAACAGTGTAAAAAGAAAACGCCGAAGCTCAAGATTGACCACATCGAAGCTTGTGGTGATGTGGCTGACGGGAATTATTTGAAAAGATTATTCACACCCTCAAAAAACTTGCAGGGTCTCTGTGATGAGTGCCACAAAGCTAAGACCAAAATGGAACGTGCAAAACTAAAAAAGAAAGTGAAGGAAGACCATGAGTGGTAATTTAAAACAAATCGCGCCAAATACTTTTGTGGACCCAAATGAAGTTGTGTCAATTGAGCATGACGAAACTTATCGTTACGAAGGACTTTCACCGTCAGACTCTTGCATGATAAAAGATTTTGATGGCACAAAATTGACGCTTAAAAATGGTCGAAAAGTTTTTATCAACAACATGATGCCAAGTGAAGTTTTAGAACTTTTAAAATGAAAACGGTTTTAAAAAAACTTATGGCCTATTTTAAATTTAGCGATTACCGAAAGCGCCCCGGTGAAGTAAAAGCACCAGTGCGTGGTGCAGACAAAAGACTTATTGACACCCAAAGGGCTTTGTGTGAAATCGCTTTCGCTCGGGGTTGGAATACGATGACAAAGCACCCACTACCCAACCAAAAGTTTTGGCGAAAAAGACTTGAACAATGTCGAACCGAAGAACAAGCTTTTAGGGCGGGCCAAAACGAAGTAACACTTTGGGAAAACAATGACGCTATCACAAATCGCAATAGTTGACCTTTTGATGCTGACCATGGGCTTTGGTGCCGGTGTGGTCTTTTCGGTCAGCGTTTTGTTTGCTGATATTCTTATCCTTCGCCGAAAAGCCCAGCAAAACGTCAAGGCTTTCGACAAGGTGATTGCCAAGGGTCACAGGATTGCCACCGAGCTTGAAGCGCAGCAAAAAGCCCTAAAGTCCAGTTTAGAAAAATAATTCTTGCAAAACCCACCGCCATGCCAGAGCCTTGCAATCAATGTGGCTAAAAATAAAACAACTCTTTCTAAGAGTTTTCGACATGGGGGTTCTAATGAAACAAGACGTTATTGACGCGGGTGTTGCTGCGGTTCAAGAAGCTGAAAAAGCGGCTTTGGCTGAACAATTGGGTGTTGCTTATGATGCGGGAATGGCTGATGCGCCAAAACCAGAAGGCGGCGGTCTTTCACAGGCTGACGTTGATGCAGCGGTTGCGGCTCAAAAAGCAATCGACGACAAAGCGATGGCTGACGCTCAAGCTTTGGCTGATGGCAAAATGGCTGACTTGCAAAAAGCTTTGGAAGACATGACTGCAAAAGAACAGCTTGAAGAAGCTGCGGTTGCTGATGTCCAAGCTAAAGTTGAACAAGTTCAAGCGGCTTTCGACGCTATCAAGGCAATTTTGTTGCCACCTAAACAATAGTCCTAAAAACTAAATAAAATTTGCGTGGCTCATGTCTTACGATATCATGGGCCATGCAATACCTCACACGACGACGCCGCAAGCTTCAAAAACAAATCGACAAAGACATGGAAGACTTAAAGCACGAGCATGAGTCTTTAGAAATCTTGCGAAACTGCCAACAGCTTTGGGACGCAATACATCTTTACCTGCCCCAAGCCCACCTGACCGAAAAAGAAAAGAACAACCTGCGTGAGTGCCTTCAGATTTTGTGCCGTGGACGGCTTTGACACGCCGTTCGGCTAGTTCTTTCCCTAAAATTCCATTTTACATTTGCCAAATTGTAAAACTTTCCACAACCTTCAAAACAGAACTTGACTGAATGGGGGCAAGGAAATGTCAAAAAGCAATCCGCAAGTCGTGCGAAGAACCGCAGACCAAAAACAATCAACAAGAATTGAACACAGCTTTTCAAAGCTGCAAGAGTTTAAAAGCTCAATGTTTAAACTTATGCCTGCACCAGTGCTAAAACGCATTGGGCTTGCAAATCACCCCGATGAAAACCCACAAGACTTTTACCCGTTTGAACACACGCACGTTTACAGAACCTATGACAGCGATGGTAAACAGCTTGCACAGAGCGCAGCCATTGGCGGCCACTTCCACATTGTGAAGCTAAAGCCCCAAGGTCCTGGTGAAGATAACCTTGTGCCAGAAATTGAAAGCATCAGCCCCCCAATGGTTATGAGTGTAAAGAAAATCAAAGGCCGCAGACAACAAGTGGCCGTTGAATTGAATGACTACGACTTCCACACTCACGAAGCCGAATATATTAGAACCGATTTAGTCCAGGCCCGAAAGCACAACGTTGTGGCGGCCATGGTTGAAGCACAAGAAGCACAAAAAGGCGCACCACCAGCGGGCGCGGGGGAAATGTAATGGCAAAGAAGCAAAGCAAAAAACAACATTTGAAATCAGTGCCACCAAGCTTGATTGAACAAAAAGAAATTCCAGTCATCGGCGCAGACTATATGCTCGACAAGATGCCGCGTGGAAAATACAAAGCGGTTATTATTCTTGGCCTTGGCAAAGCTGGTGAGCTTTCAGAAATTTGTCACAGCACTATGACGGTTGACGAGCTTGGCTTTCTTGCCACGCAATTCAACGCTCACATTGCAAATTACTTTGGAAGGATGCAACCCACTTTCATCCCTTCACCTGAAAGCAAGTAAATGGAATTTAGACGGTTTGCCACTAAACACTTTAGGGCTGCACTGACTGAAATGAGTCACGAAGAAATCAGTTCAGAGCTTCGCTTTAAACTTTTACAGGGCAACCACCCGCGAATAAACGTTTTACTTGATAACCTTGCACGCGAACTTCAAGCGGCACAGCTTGTGGAAGTCAAAGCCGGGCGAAAGCCCCACACACTTCCAGAGCTTGCATGGTCAGTAAAAGAAATGACCAAGGTTTTTGTTCACACCATTGAAATGGAAGCTACAAGGATGTATCGGACCGAAGCCCAACGGCTAGCTGAACAGCGAAAAGCACAGCAAGAAGCTGACATGGCTTCAACCCTCGAAGGCAAACCAGTAGGGGCCTTTGAAGAAATGGGGCTAGTCATTGAAGACAAATCGGCGTCCCTCGGCACCTAAGCCAAGAAGATTTATCAAAAAACCAACGGGCAAGGACACCAAACCAGACCTAGAACCCGAGGCCCTTCCTAAAGTCCTACCCGTTGGAATACCTAACCAAAACAAATACCACTACGACCCCAATTTTCACCCACAGGACTACATCGCCCATTGCCGTGAGGGCAACACTCACAGCTACATTTTAACAAGCTGGGGCATCAGTGATAGCGTGTTTAGAAATTGGATAAAGCTGCACAAAAAATTTGGTGAAGCTGCAAAGCAAGGCCGCACATATTTCAACGGTTATTGGGAATGGCGACTTAAAGAGTGCATGACCCAGAAGCACACCACAGAAGACAAATACATAAATTTTTCTATGTTTGTTTGGTGGTCTAAAAACACAATGAAGTGGTCAGACCTTGGCGGCGATGCTTTTGCTGATGCCGGGCCTTCAATGGACTTTGAATTGCACGATGAAAGCGACGACACCACTTACAACGCACAAATGGAAGTCATCCCCAAGTGAGTGTTAAAACCAGGCTGAACCCACACCAACGCGAATTTATGAAAGCGAAAGATTTTTTGCTTCACTTATCAACGGGCTTTGGTGGTGGCAAAACTTATGGCCTGTGTTTGAAGCTCTTACAACTATCGGCTGCCAATGCACCTTATGACGGTGGCTTAGTGGTGCCGACGTTTCCAGAATTTAAACGTGACGTGATGCCTGAAATGGAAAACATTTTAGAAAACAACGGCATAAAATACCGCTACCACCAGACTGAAAAGTGGTATCAATTCCCGTGGTCGCCTGGGAAGCTTTACGTTGCTAGTGCTGAAAATAAATTGCGTGGTCCTAACTGGGCCTATTGTGGAATAAATGAAGTCACGTTGATGCCCTTAGTGCGCTACAAAGAAATTGTTGGCCGTTGTCGAATTAAGAACGCCAAACAACTTCAGATTGCATCAGTGGGCACCCCCGAAGGCTACATTTCAGAATATTATGATTACTTCATTGAAAACCCACCAAAGAATTTGAAAGTGCTTTATGGCAACACCCAAGACAACGCTGAAAACTTAAATGATAGCTACCTGAATTTGTTGACTGACACCTACGACAAGAAGATGCAAGAAGCTTACATCAAAGGTCTGTGGGTCAACATGGCAACAAATCTTTTTTATTATTCTTACAACCCACAAAAGAATGATGACCTAACACTTGAGCCAGACTTTGGCGGCCAATTCCATTGCACCATGGACTTTAACGTTGACCCTTTCTGTGCGACATTGTGGCAAGACTATGGTTATTTTTTCGGGGCCAATGACCAAATTGAGTTAAAAGGTGGCGACGGTTATGACACCCGCAAAATGATTGCGGCACTTCAAGCTAAAGGCTATCGACCAGGCAACACAATCATTTACCCAGACCCCGCAGGCAATGCCCGCTCGACCAAAGGCAAGCCCGACAACCAAGTGTTGAAAGAAGCGGGCTATGAAGTGCGGGTGAAGAACGCGGCACCACGCTTTAGAACAAGACAATTGAACGTTAATAATTTGTTGGACAAAGGTCGGTTAAAAATCAACCCAAAGCGTTGCCCAGGAATTAAAAAAGACTTTCAAGGTGTTGAACAAGACATCATAACGCTTGAAAAGTCGAAGAAATCGCCCAACCTAACGCATTTTTCTGATGGTCTTGACTATATGTGTGACATACTATTTCCTTTTAGTGGCGACCACAGGCCATCAAGCGAGGTAAAAATCCGATGAGACTTAAATTTGAAAATGAAATTCTGGACCAACAGAAGCGAAAACAAGTCATTCTTGAAATTGAAAGCTCTGAAAATCTTAGAAGGAAAGATGAGTCTTACCGCCGTTATCTTTGTTACAAAGACCAAACGCTTTATTATGTGATTGAAAACCTTCTAAGACAGTTTGATTTTCAAACCGTTTTAGAAATGCGGTATTCCATTTCAAATATTTCCCTAGTCCGAAAAGTTATCGATAAACTTTCAAGAGTTTATTCAAGCGGTGTGAAGCGAACCGTTTCAAGTGGTAAAGATGATGGCACCACAAATGAAGAAGCCACCAAGGTGCTAGAACAGCTTGAAAAAGAATTGGACCTAAATTCAAAACTGAAAACCGCAAACCGTTATTTGAAGCTTCATCGCAACATGAGTTTTTACAACAAGCCTTGTCCAGTGTATTCAGCCGATGGGCAAAGCGTTCAATGGTGTTTAAAGCCAGAAGTTTTGCAGCCGCACCACTATGATGTGATTGAAAACTATTTCAACCGTAGTGAAGCTATGGTTCACATCTTGTCAGACTATCGCCCCCGCATCCAAAACTTTACAAGCCTTGACCCAGGTGTGCGGCCACAAATGCCCACAGTGTTGCCAAAGGGTGATGGTGTGGACCAAACGATTGCCGACGTGCCAGAAGATGAAGGCGCAGGTGAAAAGAAAAAATATATTTGGTGGTCAGAAAACTTTCACTTCACCACCGATGCCAACGGTGAAATCATTCCCGACCCAGGCAACCCAGGAAATGAAAACCCGTTTAAGACAAGAATGATTGTGGATTATTCCATTGACTCTGATAACTCGTTTTGGGCTCAAGGCGGCCAAGACTTGGTTGACGGCGGTATTCTTATCAACTCAATGATTACCCACAACAACAATGTGGGGATTGTGCAGGGTTATGGTCAGTTTTACATGACCGGGACCAATCTGCCAAAATCAATCAAGGTGGGACCGACCAAGGCCATCCAAATTGAATACCAAAAAGATGAACAAGCCGAGCCAAAACTTGGCTTCCTATCTGCAAACCCCCAGCTTGCTGACCTGATGAAACTGGTCGAAGCTTATGTGGCCCTGCTTTTAACCACCAACAATCTATCAACAAGTGGCGTGAGTGCGCAGCTTGCTGGGGGCAAAGACTTTGCTTCGGGCATTTCAATGATTATTGACAAGGCCGAAAGTCTAGAAGATGTGAGCGACCAGCAACAAATCTTCAAAGACAAAGAGCCTTGCATTTTGGAAGGTGTAAAAGCTTTCCTGGACACTTACCGCGACCAATTGGTTGACTGCCTAAAAGACTTGGCTCTTCCAGAAAATTTAGAACAGCTTTTAAGCATTGAGTTTGTGCCCCCAAGCCCCATTCAATCAGAGGCCGAAAAATTGGCAAACTACAAAACAAGAATGGACTTGGGGCTTGATAACATAATCACCATTTTAATGAAGGACCAGCCTGGACTTACCGAAGAACAGGCCAAGGAAAAGCTTTTAGAAATGATGGCCGATGAAATTGAGCTTCAAATGCAGCGGCAACAAGGCTTAATGGAAAGCGGTTTGCCGGTCCCCGGGCAAGCGTTGGACGCCAATGGGCAGCCAATACAGCCACAAGATCAAAACATTGAAGCTGACCCGTTTGCAAGCCAACAGGACCCAGCCGCACAGAACACCCCACCACCCGAACCAACAATCAAAAAGACCAAACCTTTGGCTGATGCATAATGAAAGTAAAACAGGTCAACATTTCAGGCAGCGAAACGAGCGTTGAAATTGACCTATTTTCGGACTTGGCCCAGAAGATTTCCAAGGACCAGAAGGCCCAAATCAAGTCCGAAGTCGGGGACTATTTACTTGAACAAACGCTTTTGGCCGTGAGCGAAGAAAAAAGCCCAGTGAGTGGCGGCGCTTGGAAGAAAACACTTTCAAAAGAATACGCCAAAAGAAAAATGAAAGATGTCGGCAACAAGAAAGCCGACCTTCAAAACACTGGTGAACTTTTAGACGAGCTTTCTACTGTGGAAACGTCAAACGGGATAAAAATTGGTGTGTTTGGTGAGCGTGCCGGTGCGGCTGACGGCCACAATAATCTTTCAGGGAAATCAATATTACCCGAGCGAAAGTTTTTGCCCGGTGAAGGTCAGAGCTACAAACAAAACATTGAGCGCGAAGTGAACAGAATTATTTCTGACATTCTAGCCGAAGGCCAAGATCAAAACTTGAAAGAAATTTTTGCCGATGTCACCACAAAGGCCGATATGAAAGAAGCCCTTCAAGAAATTTTTGGGGACCTTAGTCCGGCTGAATTAAGGCTTGCAGCTTTTAGAAATAAAAATGTTTTGGATGTGATTGAAGAAGATGATTTACTGGACCTATTATGAGTGGCAGCCTAAAAATAAAGTTGAGCATGGACAACCAAAGGCTCGTGAAACGGCTGACAACCGATGTTGTCAACTCGGCATTTGTGGCACAAGTGCAATCAGAAGTTGTGGACGGCCAAATCAAAAAAGCGATGCTATCGGGTCTTTCACCTGTGCGGGGTCGGGGTCGCTTCAATGCTTACAAAGACCCAGCAAAATACCCAGGCGACGACAAGACTAGAAAAAGATTGAAGCCCAACAGACCTGTGAACCTTTACCTAACGGGTGAACTTCAAAAGTGGTTGGTGGCAATTAAGAACACCGCCAAAGCTGGCACTTCCCTATTTGTGGGTATTGACCCCAACGCACCAAAAAATGTTAAAGGCAAAGCCCTCGGCAACAATGAAGGCACCTTTAATGCGTCAACAGGCGAATTTCAAATTGTTGACCGCAGGTTTATCCCGCTCGAAGGTGAACAGTGGAACGTCACAATTACCCGCACCATAAAAGATTTGTTTGCAAAAAGGCTTCAACAGCTTTTCAATGATGGGCGCTACAAATAACCAACCAACCCAAGACTAAAAAAGGGGAAAGACTATGGCCGAAGAAAACGTGACACCAACAATCGATGAGACGCAACCACCTGTGGAAGCCACCCAGCCTGTGGTCCAGCCAGACCCAACAGCAATTATGCGGCAACAACTTGAAGAAGAACGCCGTCTAAGGACTGAAGCACAGAACGCTTTGAAGATGAAAGAAGAAGAAGCTTTGCGAAAGTCTAAGAACTGGGAAGAACTGGCAAAACTAAAAGAGACCGAAGCGGCAACAGCCTTAAAAAAATATGAAATGCTGCAAGAGACAATAATCCAAAATGAAAAGCTTTCGGCTCTGAAAACCGAGTGCATGAAACTAGGCATAAATCCAAGTGCTTTGAGCGACCTAGACCTGATGGTTGACAAATATTCAATTTCTGTTGAAGCTACATCTACGGGCTCGATTCGAGTGCATGGTGCAGATAGTGCGGCACAGCTTTTAAAAGCTCACCGCCCCTTCTGGTTCACGGCAAAACCCGCGTCAGTAAATCCAAGCTCGCCGGGTGTTATCCCGACCGCAGACCAGCCCATGACTATTGAGGCCCTGAAAAAGCTCGAAGTGGAAATGACAAAAAATCCCACTCGTGAAAATCAGGAAAAATACAAAGCCGGGATTTTGCAATTTAAACAAAGAAAAGCTTAACCAAAAACATAAGGGGTAAAAATGGACCAGTTAATTTCTACGCAAGTCGGTGAAGGTGTAAGTCTAATCGTTCCACAGGTGTGGTCGGCTAGATTTTATGACGTTCTTCTGGCTGAACTGCCTTTCAATTCTTTGATTTCACGCGACTACGAAGGTGAAATTCAAAACCTTGGCGATAGAGTCAAAATTTCCACAGTGCCAGAGTTTGACGACGGCGAAGTGCTTAACGAAGGTGACCGCGCTGACGCTGAAGCATTGACTGTTAGCCAACAAGAATTGGTTATCAATCAGCGCATCGTAAAAGATTTTGCTGTGACAAACAAAGCGTCACTTCAATCAATTTCTTTCGTTGAAAAACTGAAAGAAATGGCTGTTTATGCAATCAAAAAGAAAATTGAAAAACTTATCATTTCTTTGATTGTGCCAAACGCTGCGAACCCTGACCAATCAATTGCCTACGGCTCTGGCACAACCTTGGTTCTTTCTGACATCTTGGCAGCTAAAAAGCTGTTGGATGCTCAAAACGTCCCAATGGCAAACCGCGAGTGCGTCCTTGGTTCTTCACAATTGAATGACGTGTTTAACATCACTGGTTTTACATCTTCTGACTTTGTGGCTTCAGGAAGCCCGCTTACAAGCGGTCAATTGCCTGCCCAATTGTTGGGTTTCAAACCGAACTTCACAACTTTGGTTGGAAACGTGTCTTACTGGTTTCACACTAGCTTTATGACAATGGCCGCTCAACAAGGTTTGGCTGTAAAAGAGTTTGACCTTGGTGTTGATGGTTTGCGTGCAAGCCGCGTGAACACTGACACTCTGATTGGAATTAAGCAATTGGATGGCCAACGGGTTGTTACTATCGGTTAATTGAAAGCGGGGCTTCGGCCCCGTTTAAGTTTTGGAATTTAAATTTAACTTCTTACAAAGGAAAACTAAAATGAAAATGCTCTTAGCTCTTGTTATCTCAATGTTTGCCACCATCAGCGCACACGCAATGATGGGAGGTGGGGTTTATTCACTTCAAGAATGTTCTTATGACTTTGCAGTCAAAGGCGGCGCGGTCGGCACTATCGATCTTTGTGGCAAAAAAGCCATTCCAGCGGGTTCTTACATTGTCAGCGGTTTTTACACTGTTGAACAGGCTTTCACTTCTGGTGGTGCCGCAACGGTTGCCCTTGGTGATGCTGCAAGCTCTGGACGCTACCTTGCTGCCACGTCTTACAGCAACGCGGCTTTCGCTTTGAACAACATCGCTCAATACGCAATCGGCGTGCCTTTTTATGCTGACGTTGCAAACAAAGGAAAACTTTCTTTGACAATTGCGGGCGCGGCTTTGACTGCGGGCAAATTGAAAATGATGGTGTTGGTCTACAAGCCAAAACTGTAAAATGGCACTTCCCAAAACCACAAGATTGCGTTGCATTTGGTGCCCGGATAAAACCGGGCTTTCTGCATTTTGTGACCGACTCGGTGGCCGCATTGAAATTAAACAAATTGTGTGGGACGGCAAAAACTGGAATTTGTTCTTCGTTCCTGATGACAAAGGCATGGACCTGATGTCAGGCTCAATAAATCAAAAGGGGCAATACAATGGCAGAAAAAATGGATAAAAAAGTTGAACCAAAAACTGAAGTGGTAAAACCCGCACCCAAAGCACCAGAGCCTAAAGGCTTCTTGGGACGCAAAACCAACCTTGTAAAGGTCGGGGGTCCATTGAAAACCAAGCCTTTTGACATTTCTGGACTTCCTAACGATATGCTGATGGTGCAAATTAAAGCACAGAAGGCTAAAGGCGAAAAATGCACCAAGGATTACCTTGCTGCACTCGAAGCCGAACGCGAAAAAAGGATGGCTAAGAAATGATTATTTTAAACCCAGGCTCACTTCTGAATTTCTTGGACTACACTGATTACTATGGTCCAGGCGCAGCGGTAAGCTCAATTTCAAATGACCCCGCACCTTTGAGCTAAGTCTCGAAGGTGTCATTGGTTTTTATTTGTGGCTGTGAAAGGCTCAACCGATGGCTGTCAATGACCATGGACTCGAAGTCCTAAAAAAATCAGGTGAACAAGTCACGCCCGGTGACGGCACTGATTTGCTTATTAAGGTCAGCGACAAATCAAATCCTTTTGCAGCCCCCCGCGAAGCCGACGCTTTCACCCGAGAGTGTCTTGGCAATGATGTCATTTACAAGTTCAGACAAGGCGGCCTCACTGGCACGGTCCTTAAAACACTCACTTTAAAATTTCAAACCCCACAAGACCCAGACCTGACCGGGGGGCTTCTGTAATGTCAGAGACATTTAACCCCTTTACAGGCACAATTGATTTTCTGGGCTCAAATGGCACCGGGTCTAGTCCTGACAACTTTTCAAAACAAACCGTCAGTGCGGGCCAAACGGCCACCATCCCTGTGGGGCAAGAAATGCTTTTAAAAAGCCCGCTTGTAAACCGGGGTGTGGTTATCAACCGGGGCATAATTCGCTTTGTAAAAGACGATGTTGAACAAATGGGTCACTTTAATTTTATTCCCGCTGGTAAAGTGGCGGTGGTTGCTAAAAATAAATCGATGTTCTTTAAAAGAATTTTAAGGGTCGCAGGCATCCTTAGAAATCATGGAATTGTTGAGGGGATTTAAATGGGCATTTATGGTTATCAAACTTATGCAAGGGCTGACGTTCCAACACCCAACGCGGGTGAGTTTTTCTATTTTGTGGACGCGGCCAACGGGCACCTAACCAAAATTGATGACTCACGCGCATTTGTTGACGTTGAAGCTCTTTCAAGTGGTGGGGTTTTAAGTTTTAAAGGCCGTTCGGGCGCTGTAGTGCCTGCAAGTGGTGACTATAGCTCTGACCAAGTGTCGCACACCCCTTCGGGCGGTATGTCTTCCACAAACGTGCAGGCGGCTATCAATGAATTGAACGCAGGCAAAGTACCAAGCTCACACGTTGGAAGCGGCGGCACTGAACACGCTCTTGCCACCACTTCTGTGGCGGGCTTTATGTCGCCAACAGACAAATCAAAATTAAATGGCATCGCAAGCGGCGCCACAGTGAACAGCACCGACGCATTTTTGCTTTCACGTTCAAACCACACAGGCACACAGGACGCTAGCACCATCACAGGGCTTGCGGCTGTAGCTACAAGTGGCGATAAAGCCGACATAAATTTGGACCAAGTGGACAATGTGAGCGATGCAAACAAGCCGGTGTCAACGGCTCAAGCTGCGGCGATTGCTTCGGCACAGACTGCGGCAACGGCTGCGGCCCAGGCCACCAGCCTTCAGAAATCTGCGAACCTTTCCGATGTTGCTTCGGCCTCTGCGGCAAGGACAAACATCGGTTTGGGCAATGTGGACAATACCGCCGATAGCGCCAAGCCCGTATCAACCGCACAGGCTGCGGCTGATGCTGCGGCAACGGCTGCGGCCCAGGCCACAAGCCTTCAAAAATCTGCCAATCTTTCTGACTTAGCTTCGGCCTCGGCTTCAAGAAATAACTTGGGCTTGGGCAATGTGGACAATACCGCTGATAGTGTGAAGCCAGTAAGCTCGGCACAAGCTGCGGCTGACGCCGCTGTGCAAGCTTATGCAATTCAACGAGGTAATCACACCGGCACACAACTAGCCGCCACAATTTCTGACTTTTCTACTGCGGCTGATGCAAGAATTGCGGCCCAAAAGGGCGCGGCTCTTGGACTTGCAACACTAGATGCGACTTCAAAAATTCCTTTGTCACAAATCCCAGGAAGCCTCCTTGGGGCTTCAATTTATCAATCAACTTGGGACGCTTCTTCCAACTCACCGGCCCTTGCTTCAAGTGTCGGCACCAAAGGCTATTATTACATTGTCAATGTCGCTGGTAGCACAAACCTTGATGGGATTTCTGATTGGAAAGTTGGGGACTGGGCAATTTATGACGGCACTAAATGGGGCAAAGTTGACAATACCGATGCGGTGGCATCAGTTCAAGGCCGCACTGGTGCTGTAGTTATCACAGCCACAGATGTAAATTTGGGCAATGTGGACAACGTGAGCGACGTAAATAAGCCTGTATCGACCGCTCAGGCTGCGGCGATTGCCTCGGCTCAAAGTGCGGCAACGGCTGCGGCACAAGCCACAAGTCTTCAAAAATCTGCTAACCTTTCAGACCTTGCAAGTGCTTCAACGGCTAGGACAAACATCGGTTTGGGCAATGTGGACAATACCGCTGATAGCGCCAAGCCGGTAAGTACGGCACAGGCTGCGGCTGATGCCGCTGCACAAGCTGCGGCTCAGGCTTATGCTGTTCAACGTGGCAACCACACAGGCACACAGCTTGCGGCCACAATCTCTGATTTTTCTACTGCGGCTGATGCCCGCGTCACTGTGGGAATAAATGCCCACATCGCGACTTCAGACCCACACACACAATATTTTCAAAAAACAGGTGGCACAATTACCGGGGCAACCACGGTAAAAGGTGACAACGTGAACACCGGAAAAATGGTGTTTGAACGTCAAACGGTTGCCACCCCTGTTACAACGCCAACTTCTGGTTTTGCCCTTTATGCTGACAACACCGGCAAATTTTCTTGGAAGGGTGAAAACGGCTTTGTCAGAACTTTCGACGGCACGGCCAACAACGCCGACCGGGCTTACATTTTACCAAATGCAAGTGGCACTTTGCTGATTGACCCCCTGACAACAGCGGGCGATTTGCTTTACAGAAATAGCTCAAACGTCACCACTCGTTTACCTGTGGGGACTACAACTTATTTGCTGCGTTCACTAGGTGGCGTACCGACTTGGGACCAAGAAAACTTGGGCCAAGACTTTGGTGACGGTAACTTAGGAAATGTGAGCATTTCAGGAAACGTCACTTTGACGGGTCCAGTTTATTACAACACTTTAACAATTCTTGCGGGCGCTCAAATCAACACCGCAGGTTATCCAATTTATTGTCAAACGCTTGACTTAACCAACGCCACAACTGCCGGGGCCATCAGAAATAATGGTAATGCGGGTGGTGCGGCCACAGTCCAAACGGGCGGCACAGCGGGCGCGGCTCTTGCGTCCAGTATGTTGGGCGGGTCCAACGCTGGCACAGCGGGCTCAACCGCCACTGTGGCAGCGGGCACGGCGGCTGCGGCACCCACGGGTGTCACCCCTGGTAATGGGGGCAATGGCGGTCAGGGCGGCGCAGGTGGCGCAGGGACCAATGCAGGTGGTGCCGCGGGTGCCGGTGGTGCGGCTTCCAATCGCGTTCTTATGGGCCGATTTGAAAACCAATTCTTGCGGGCAGCTTTACAAATTCTTGGTGGTGGTTCAGGCCGTGGCGGGTCTTCGGGCGGTGGCGACGGTGTGACCGTTGGTAATGCTCGGGGCGGTGGCGGTGGTGGGTCCGGTGGCGGCGTTGTCGCCATTTATGCCGACATGGTGCTGACTTCGGCTTCTACAGCTTCCAATCTTATCCAATCTGTGGGTGGTGCCGGTGGTGCCGGTGGCCCTGCGGCTGCGGCTGGTAACGGCGGTGGTGGTGGTGGTGGTGGCGGTGGCGGTGGCTACATTTACTTTGCCTACAACTTTAAATCAGGCCCAACAGTTACGGGTCTTTTGCAATGCCAGGGCGGTACGGGCGGCAACGGTGGTAACTCGGCCCTTGCGACACCGGGCCAAGGTGGTAACGGTGGCGACTCTGGTTACATCGATGCAATCAACTTCAACTTGCTGACTGGCACCCATGTGGGTCCAGTAACCGGCGGTGTTGGCGCTACAGGCGCGGGCACAACAGGCGGCGCAGGCGGCACGGGTGCAACCGTTACCGTGAGCATCTAGGGGGATTTATGAAAAGAGACATTTTAAATTATTTGGGTGAAAAAATTGGTGAAATGGAATCGCCACAGGGTGTGACTTGGACTGATGCCGAGTGGGATGAAAGACTTTCGGTTTTTTCACGAGCGCCCGTTGTAAAAATTCCTGATGTGACACCAAGACAAATCAAACAAGCCTTGGTTTTAAGTGGCATTTCCATGCAACAGGTGAGCGATGGCCTCGACACTTTGCCAGAGCCACAAAAATCTTTAGCCCACATTGAGTGGGAATATTCTTTGACGTTTAAACGTGACAATCCTTTGGTCGCCAAAGTGGCCCAAATGCTGGGTTGGACTTCACAACAGCTTGACCAATTGTGGTTATTTGCGGGGTCATTGTAATGTTATCACCCATTTTAGAAATTGAAGACCAAGTTCAAATCAAAGACCAAACAAGGTTTTCGGCCACAAAGTCTTTTAAAACAAAAGACGAGACCGATTTTACTATTTGCACTGTTCAGCCTGGAATGGGCGGCCCGACACTCGACATCTTCGACCCACTCGACCAGAAAAATTGGTTCGCTGACTGGTTTTGGCCTGATGCTCAATTCGATATCGATGCGGCCCTGCACAGACTTTATTTTTTGGATAAGTCAACGGGGCTTGAGTATGAAGTGCCCCTTGCAACAGGCACCTACAGCTTTGCGGCCTTGGTGGCCCAAATGCAAACGGCCCTCAATGGTGCAAGTCCTTTGGTCTGGTCCTTGACACTTTCTTCAAAAAATAAAATTGTTATGACGGTATCAAACGCCGTTGAAATTCAATATAACAAAAACCCAGACACAAATCTTTGGCCGCTTGTGGGTTTTCCCTACAAAACAGCGGGCTTGAATTTTTTAGGTGAAGTGATTGAAGCGGGCTTGCGACAAATCACTGTAGAAGTGGCAACAGCCACAACTTCACAATCTGAAATTTATTGGCAAAAAGTTTTCACCCCACAGGGTGATGGCCTTTTTTCAAGAGACCAAGATTTAAAAATTCACGAGCCAAACATTATGGACTGGGTGCGGGATGGCCGAGCATCTTTCCTAGATATGCACAGAAGGTCACAAGAACAAATTTTAGATTGGATTTACCAAGCGGGCTACACCGACAAGAACAATCGCCGCCTTACTAAATTTGATATTCTTGACCTTGAAGATGTGAAGCTGTGGTCAGTGTTTGAAACGTTGCAATTTCTTTGCATGAGTTTTCAAAATTCTGTTGACGACATTTGGCAGAAAAAAGCCGGTCAGTATGAAAAGCTAAAATTTGCGGCAAGACAACAAGCTAGTTTAAAACTAGACTACAACAAAAACGGCGAAGTAGACCCAGAAGAACGAGTCAACATTTCTAGTGGGACCTTGTTAAGAAGATGAGTTTTGTAGACGTTCGCCCCTATTTTAGAAAAGTGATAAAGGAAGCCGACGCAAAGTTGGTTGAGTGGAATGACGCTTTTAACGAAGATAACATTCCCAAAACCATCATAGACAAGCGGTGCTTTCACATCCTTGTGGGTAAATTCAAGGTGGTAAATATTGACCAGCCAAGATTTATTCAGTTTAGCGGTGACGCTACAATCACCCTCTATTACCCCGCTGCAAAGAACCTTCCACAAAATGTCGATGATATTATTGCAAAGGGTCAGGCGATAGTTGAGCGGGCCATGATGGCCAAAAATCGCGTGACCCAGCCCTCAATTAAGTCGGTCCAAGTGATAAACTTTGACCCCAGCCCCATGTCTAGGTCCAATGACAACGCGGTTAGGTTGACAATCGATTTTTCCTTAGTGATAGTTTTAGAGTTACCAACGGTTTAAAAATAAAAGGGGACGCCAATGAGCAATATCGCAAACGTAAAAATTCAACCAATGTTTGTCTATCTGGGCAAAGACACGCCACAGGTTCAGGCAATCACTTGTGTGCCAACTTCTTCAACTTCAAGTCTTGCCGGAAAATATTTTCTTTTTCAAGATGCCGCTGGTGCAAAACACTACGCTTGGTTTGACACTGGTTCTTCTGTAGACCCTGCACCTGCGGGTGGTTGGACTGGACACGCGGTCAGCATTACCAACCCAATGACTGCGGCGGCGGTGGCAACGGCCCTTGCGGCTATTTTGACCAACGTCGCGGGCTTTGATGCAACAGCATCAGGCAACGTGGTGACACTGGTTGCAACAGCCCCAGGATTTGCAAATCCTGCACGCGACCCAGACGATGTAAACAAATCAGGTTTTGCTTTTCAACTTTTGACTGTTGGTCAAATTGAGCGCGAAGCGGGTTGCATTGAGGGTGAAATTGTTGTGTCTGGTTTGAAAGCTGACACCGAAGACATCAAATGTCAGCACACAGGCACCACAGTGTTGGGAAAACTGGTTAAAGGTTATCCCCCCATGGAAGTTGATTTTACCCTAAATGAGACCGATAAAGAGTCTGTAAAACAGGCTTTCATCGCTGCGGGCCACTACCCATTCTTGCCAATTGGCGCGGGTCAAATCGACACTTTCGGTTTTGGTCCAACACTTGTGGGTAAACAAGTCCCAACTATTTACATGAGACTTCATCCTGTGGCTTTGGATGCTTCCGACCGCACACAGGATTGGAATTTCTGGAAAGCCCAAGCGTTGCTAGACAAGTTTACTTTTTCAGGTGAAAAAATTTCTACCATTCCTTTGAAATTCACTGTTCAACCTGACACCACTAAGAACAAAGAAATTCAGTTCTTCCTTATCGGTGACGGCGGGGCCGCAGGTCTGGGCATCTAAAAATTTATCAACAGCTTGATTGGAGCTTTTTAAATGACAAAAGTTTTTGAAGTAAAAAAGAAAGTTGGGAAAGTAAAACTTCCCAACGGTGTGACGGTTGAAATTAGAATACCTGCGGTGTCTGAAGCGTTTGAAGTTCAAAACGCGGTGAAAGAAGCTGACCCAGGTGACGCCATCAACGTTTTAGAAAAGTTTTACATGGACCTTGGTCTTTCCAAAGAGCATTTAACTTTTTTTGATGGTGATGACTACACCGAGTTTTTTACTTTCTTGCTGGGCTCAAAAAAAAACTAGAGCCCCAAGACCTAAAAATTGCCAAAATTTGCAGGTTTTACGGCCTGCACCCAGACCAAATAACGGGCCTTGACGTTTTTACTTTCACTGATTTGTGGGAAGCAATTACAGTGCTTGAAGCCCGTGAATTTTTAGTACAAGCTAACATCAGTATGTTGCCGCACCTAAAACAGGAAGCGCGGGAAGAAATGTTGCGGGAAATGCACCGTTATGCTTACCCACAACAGTTTAGACCAGAAGCCGCCACCATAACAGCCAAAGAACTGGCTGAACAAATGGCGCTAAGGGGTAGAAGTGGCCGATGACCAGAAGTTAATATTTGAGTTTGCCCTTGATGAAAAACAAATCAGGGACGCATTTGCAAAGCTTGAAGGTCAGGCCGCCGATAGTTCTAAAAAACTAAAAGACGTTTTAAATTTTGACCCGCTTTCCTTTGTGAAGGAAGCCGTTTTAGGCATTGATGTGGCGTTTGCCACCATCGGCCTTGCGGCTGTAGCCACTGGGGTCATCATAAAAGAAGCATTTGACCTAACCCTCGAAGGCGAAAAAATCAACGCTGTCAGGGTCCAGTTTGACAACTTGGCCGAAAGTGTTGGCCTTGTGGGGTCTGAACTAAAAGAAAGCCTTGAAAAGTCTGCGGGCGGCTTGATTGACACGACTTCACTTTTAAAAACTGCTAACGGTGCCATCATTGAGCTTGGGTCCAACGCGGCCAAACTTCCACAAGTTTTAGAAGTGACCAGAAAAATTACAGCGGCCCTTGGTGGTTCGCTTGAAGAACGCTTTGCCGAAGTCACCCGTGGAATTGAAACGGCAAACGCAAGGATGCTGCGCTCACAGGGTGTGGTCATTGACCAGCAAAAAGCCTTTAGGGATTATGCAAGTGCCATCGGTTTAACATCTAGTGAACTGACCAAGGCCCAGCAACAGCAAGCCATTTTAAATGCCTTTTTGGACCAAGCCGGAAATAAATTTAAGAATGTTCAAGGCGGCTTGATTGAAAACAATTTAAACGTCAAAAAAATCGGCGTTGCTTTCACTGAATTGACCGAAGATTTTGACCTGTTTTTAAACTCTGTTTTGGGCTCAAAGTTTGCAGCCGCCACGGGTGCAATTGCAAATTTCTTAAAGCAAGTTGTGGAATTGGAAAAGCCCAAAACCACATTTGAAAAGCAAACTGAACAAGCTGCAAACTACAAAGCGCAGATTATTTCCCTGGGTTATCAAATCCAAAATCTGACCAATGAAAATGAAAAGCTTGGTGATGGGTTTTTTGACTCAAGAAAAAAACTTGATAATACCGACTTGATTGAAAAGCTTCGTTTTCAACTTATTGAAACACAAAAACTCTTTGACCAGACTGCAAAAGCTACCACCCAGACAAGCGAATTGATTGCAAAATCAGCCAAAGAAGCGGCTGAAAAACAGGGTGACGCGGTTACAAAATTGACCGCTGAACAGCTTGCAGCTATCAGGGCAAGAGACAATCAGATTTTGGGCCTGCAAATTAAAGCCCAGTCTGATTTCATTGGCATCCAAGAAGCACAGCTTCCATTGATTGAAGATGTCAGGCAGCAAATCCGAACCGTTGAAGACATCGACAATCAAAAGCGGGTCATTCTTGAAGAACAGTTTGAACTTGCCAGAAAAGAAATTGCTGACAAATATTCCAAAGAAAAAGGGTTTACAGAAGCACAAAGAAATTCAGCCCTTTTATCTTTGCAGCTAGACTACGCCAACAAACGTGTGGCGGCTGAAGTGGCTTTGCAAGTAAAACTCAAAGAGCTAACAGCCAAGACCCAAGTGGACATTAAAGCCATTTTGCTTTCAAATTTAAACAGCACCTTTCAGGGTGTGGGCGCGGCTTTGGCCCAGGGTAAAAATGTCTTCGACGCTTTCGGAAAAGGCATTTTGGCCCTACTGGGTGACATTGCCATTCAAATTGGTAACGCTTTCTTAACCGTTGGTTTTGGGGTTGATGCCATCAAGGCTTCAATTGTGGGGTTGGCAGGCGGCCCAGCGATTGCCGCAGGTTTAGCTCTTATCACCCTGGGGGGATTGTTGAAATCCCTTTCAAGCGGCAACACAGGAAGCGACACAGGCGGCGGTGGTGGGTCCGGTGGTGGCGTGGCTGCAAGCCCCACAAGTGGTGGCTCTTTCACCCCTACCGAGACACAAAAACCAGAGACGCCCGGCCAAAGCGTTCAAGTGGTTGTCCAAGGTAACATTTTAGACCGCAGACAAACCGGGCTCGAATTGGCCGAAGTCATCAGAGAGTCGTTTCAACAACAAGGCACAACCATAGTGGGGGCGGTGTGAGTTTAAGCGTTTATTCAGCCTTTCGTTACGGCCACACTGTGGACATATCAAATCGCGACATTGATTTTAAGGAAGGCACAAACACCCGCCATGCTGTGGTGCCTGTGGGTTCTTACACCCTCACAAAACTTTTGCAGGTGGTGGCCGACGCTTTAAACAGCGTTGGGTCCAATGACTATTCTTTAAGTGTAGACTATCAAACCGGCATCATAACCCTGACAAGTTCGGGGTCTTTTGACTCTTTGGGGGCAACAGGTGAAAACGCATCAACTTCTATTTTTAGTCTTCTTGGTTTTGCTTCTGTTGATTCGCTGGGCATTACCACAATAATTGGTGGTGAAAGAAGTGGGTCCATTTATTACCCGCAATTTTTCCTTCAAAATTATATGCCCACAAAACAAAATCTTAGGGCTTCAGACTCAACCGTTTCAAAATCTGCAAGCGGCCTTGTGAGCGTGCAAAAATTTGGCGATGAAAGATTTATGAAATGCGACCTTCTTTTTATCAATGACCTTGTCCAGCCCCCCGGCTCACTAATTAAAACAAACCTGACGGGCTATGAAGATGCTTTGGCTTTCTTAGAATATTGCATCACCAAAGCACCCATTGAATTTATTGAAGACGTTTCAAGTCCTGATGAGTTTGAACCTTTGCTTTTAGAAAGCACACCAACAGATAAATCGGGCACAGGCTTTGAGCTAGTCGAGACCTTCGCTAGAAATCTGCCTTTTTATTATGAAATAAAACCACTAATTTTTAGACTAGCCGAGGGCCAATAAAATGTCGGTAGTTAACGGCCAAATTGCAAACCAAACAACGTTCAATACAGCTTTCCTATCTAGGACGGCACCAAATACCAGCACTGTGGCAATTCTTGCCTTGCAAAATTCGCAGTCCCAATCGGGGGCCAGTGTTGATAACGTCCAACAAGCTTTGAACGAGACCTTCGACGCCGTTGGGATGAGTGGCACCAACGATGCTACAAGGAAAAATTATGCGTCACAGACTGTTATAACCAATGGTGATAGCCATAAAACAGCCCTGGGAAAAATCGACGCAAAATTTAATGGGACCACAGGCCATGCTCACACAGGCGCAGCCGGTGACGGTGCTTTGATTTCTGCCAACACTTTGGCAAATTTTAATAAATATTTTACAGTTCTTCAAAGCATCACCGTTAGCTCAATCGCAGGCACCACAAAGGTGGTTACAAGCTTAATGAGCGGAAAGGTTGCGGGCGGTTCAACGTCTTCGGCTGGGGTTATTACCTCAAGCCCAGACAATAGAAATCTGATTTTGGACGCAACCATTTTAGATTACATTGAAGACACTTCGGGCCGCAGGGTTTATGGCCGCCTGACTTATGCCGCTGGTGTGTGGACTTTAAATTTCTTTGTCAATATTTCCGGCACCGAAACGGCTTACAACCTGACGGCAAGTTCTATTAAGGTGGTATTCAGGGAAGTTTTTGACGCTGAAAATAGACCAACACTTGGTGAGTCGGTTCTAGATTTACCGAGCTTTTTTGCCACCCAAGATATTGTGGACGCCACAGCTTCTTTGCGTGGTCTAGTAAATACCGGCTCGCAGATTTTTGGTGGTGCTAAAACTTTCAACGGTGACTTGGCTACACTTGGCCGCTTAATTGGCGACGATGTGACCGACTCAACAACCACCGGGACCAATGCGGCAATGCCTGCACCGGCCAAAGCGGTTGTGAAATTAAGCAATAGTTCGCTTGCTTCTGTGGCTACAATCACAGGCTCAACCACTAAACAGTTCTTTTTAATTTTAAATAAAACGGGTGCAACCATCACCCTTAAAAATTCAAACGTCACTAACGGCATTTTTACCTTTAGCGGCTTTGACATGAGTTTGCCAAACAACGCTGCGGCTTTAATGTGGTTTGACGTTTCAAGCTCACGTTATGTGGTTATTGGTGGCGGCGGCGCAGGTGGGGGTAACCCTTTCCAAGAAACGCCAAGCGGCACCATAAATGGGGTAAACCAAACCTTCACACTTTCCCAAGCCCCTGACAGTGCGGCGGGCTTGAGTGTGTTTATTGCCGGTGTTCACCAGCCACCAAACCAATGGTCAGTGTCAGGCACCACTTTGACGTTTGGTTCAGGTTTTCAGCCCGCAACGGCCCAAAGCCTGGTTGTGGTTTACAACGCCACAACGGCCCCAGCGCCAACGCCAACCCCCACTTTGGTCCCGCAAGGCACCGTGGCTGCGCCATTAAACATCGGCACTTCTGGCATTACCCCCACAAGTAATGCCCGCCAAGTGGCCTTTTTAAAGTCAACGGGGGGCCATGTAACGGTGACGGCCAACCCACAAATTGCAGCCGGGTCAGCAATCGGGAATGAACTGGTCTTGATTGGACAAGACGACACTGATTACATAACCTTGAATGACGGCAACGGGCTTTACTTAAATGGTGCCGTTGATTTGAAAGCAAAGTCTTCCATTTGGTTAATTTGGGATGGGGCTTTGTGGAATGAAATTTCTAGACGATAACAAAAGGCCATAGGCCAAGGAGTAAATAAAATGAAAAAACTAGCAATTCTTGGTCTGATGCTTTTTGCATCTACGACCTTCGCAGCAACAAACCGCGTCCTTGATGGTTCGGCTATCACCAACGGTGCGGCCACTATCACATTGCCAACGGTAACGGGCACACTTTGTGGGATAAATGAGACTTGCACGCTGACCAACAAGACGTTGACCAGCCCGGCAATCTCAACCCCCACAGGCATCACGAAGTCTGACGTGGGTTTATCAGCCGTGGACAATACCTCTGACGCCACTAAAAACGCGGCAACCGCAACCCTGACCAACAAAACGATTTCAGGCACAACCAACAACATTACCAGCATTTCAGCCGACACTTCCTTGGTTAACCAAGTCAAAGTGGCAAACGGTGGAACGGGCTTGGCAACGTTGACTTCGGGTTCAGTCCTTGTGGGTGCGGGCACTTCCAATGTGTCACTTGTGGCCCCAGGCACTTCGGGCAACATCCTGACATCAAACGGCTCAACTTGGACAAGTGCAGCGGCACCTTCTAGCATCCCTACTGTGACCGGCTCACAGGCTTCACCAACGGCCATTGTAGCCGCAACAGGTGTGACCTTTTCAGGCACAAACTATTTCAACATTCAATTTATCACCGGGTCCGGTGGTGCTGTTACCGTTACGGCTTCGCCGCAGATTGCCGCAGCCACAAACGTTGGACAACAGCTTATTCTTGTTTCAACATCAGCAACTAACACAGTAACATTGGCTGATGGCACAGGCTTATCCTTGAATGGTGCCTGGGTGGGTGGCACAAACTCTTCTTTGACCCTCGTTTGGAATGGGTCACTTTGGTATGAAATCGCCCGCCGATAAGCCTAACCTGATTTGAGGTTCGTCATGCGTTTTTTAAATTTCCTTTTGGCACTACTATTTGTGGTGCCAACGTTTGGGGCCGCGACTAGAACAATTGATGGCGACACCATCAGGTCTTCGGATGCTTCCAAAACCTATAGCTTGCCGTCGATTACCGGGCCGGTCATGGTTTCAACGGGACTTGTTCAGGAAGTCCCGACCGGCACCGTCAACGGCACAAATCTTTCTTTTACTTTAAGTTTTTCACCAGCCCAAACGGCTTCGGTTGAAGTTTATGTCAACGGCTTATTGCAAAAACAAACAACCCATTACACCATCAGTGGGTCAACAATAACCTTTACCTCGGGCAATGCGCCCGCAACCGCATCGGACATTGTGGTCAGTTATTCTAGATTTTAGGGGGATTTATGAAGCGAATTTTATTAGCCGGGCTTTTCTTGTGGACACAGCTAGCACTTGGTGCCGGGCAAATCCAAAATGAAAACGTCAAGTCACTTTCTGAACTGACCGCAGCGGGCGGTTCGGCTTCACAGCTTATCAATGACACCAAAATTTATGTCACCGCCAATGGCATAAATTCACAGCTTTCTAGCGCCATCACAACCGGCCAAATCGGTGGTAGCTCGGGCGGCAAAAACTACCTTTCAAACTACAACGGCAACACCGGCAACGGGGATTTTGAGACCAATACGACAACCGGCTGGTCGCTATTTAACACTACGCTGACAAGTCTTATTCCCACAGGTTCGGTGACGGCTGGTGCGGCATCGGTCACGACTTTTGCAACCACGGCTTCGAGCCCTTTGCAAAAAACTTATTCGCTTTCTACGGCTTCAAGTGCGGCATGGGCTGCGGGCCAAGGGTTCATTTCAAGCCCGTTTACAATCGATAACGCAGACAAAGCAAAGGTTTTAACCTTCAAAGCCTATTATTCTGTGGTGTCTGGTCTTGCCAATTTAAATTTGTCAGGCACAAGCTCAAACACTTTTGCGGTCTATATCTACGACACCACAGCAAGTGCATGGATTCAGCCCTCTGGTGTTTATGGCATCACCCAGGGAAGTGGCACGGGCTATGTAACTGGCACCTTCCAAACAACTTCAAGCTCGACCCAATACCGCCTAGCCATTGTGGCAATCAATGCTTCGGCTGGTGCGGTGTCGATGACCTGGGATGACTTTTCGGTTAGCCCACAAACGGCACCTTCTGGGGCGGTTGTAACTGACTGGCAATCTTATGTTGCCACAATTACGGGCACAACAACAAACCCGACAAAAGGGACGGTTGTCCAAGATAAAATGTATTGGCGCAGGGTTGGCGACTCAATTGAGCTTCGCTACGAATTTAAACAGACCGCAGCGGGCACAGCGGGAAGCGGCACTTATCAATTTGCTTTACCTTCTGGGTACACCATTGACACGACAAAGGTCGATAACACGTCAATTGCACAATCACAATCCCTTGGGTATTTTGCGGCCTTTTCAGGTGCTACAGAAATAGACGGCACCGTAAATGCCTGTGGGACGGCTGTGCTTTGCCTCTATAGCTCGTCGGGTGGTAACTTTATTGGAAGCGCCCTTGGGCCACTTAGTGCGGCGACTACACGCTATAGTTTTCATGCAATTGTGCCAATCACTGGTTGGTCGTCAAATGTTCAAATGTCAAACGACACCGATACAAGAGTGATTGCCGCACAAGTGGTTTCGGGAAATGCCCAAGCCTTTGTAACAAGCGGCACTGACACACAGGCCACTTTTGGCACCGTCGCTTTTGATAATGCGGGTGGGATTTCTGGCAACACCTATGTGGTGCAGGTCCCTGGGGTTTATTATGTTGAGGCCAAAAACGGCTTTTCAGCAAATGCCACGGGCAATCGAATTGTTAAAATACAAGTCAACAGCGTAGACCGGGCAATTTCAAATAGTGTGCCTTCATCGGCGATTGTGACCACAACAACCACGTCAAAAATTTTAAATTTGGTGGCGGGTGATGTCGTTAGAGTTATGGTTAACCAGTCTTCTGGTGGCTCACTTTCTACTGTGTCTGATGGTTCACAAAATAACTTTTCAATTTTTAGGCTTTCGGGTCCTTCAGTTGTTGCTTCCACAGAGTCGGTCAATGCTATCTACACTGTAGATGGCGCAGGACAAACCCTTACCGCAACGGGGGCAATCCAATTTAACACCAAGACAAAAGACTCACACTCGGCGGTGACAACAGGGTCTTCTTGGGCCTTCAAGGTCCCAACCCCCGGCACTTATGCCGTTTGTTTTCAGGTGGCTGAACAGGGGGCTAGCGCAGGGGCACACCAATTTGCACTAAGAAAAAATGCGGCCACTGTGGTGCGCTCACAGCCTTGGGCTGTTGCTGGTGTTACAAACTTTTTTACAAATTTTACTTGCCATGACGTGCCCGCACTTGCTGGGGATTTGATTGACGTTTTCAACTCACAAACAAATGCGGGTTCGGTTTACACCGCAGCAATTGATTCATTTATCTCAATCAAAAGGGTCGGTAACTAAATGGTTGCAATAGACATGGCAAACAATTGGGTGTCATTGGTGACGGGTGTCCTAGTTCTTTTTTCAATGTTTGTCACCGCTGTGGCTTGGTTCATAAGACTTGAAAGCAAGGTCAAATATTTAGAACAAGACCACAACACCTACAAGCTAGAAAACCATGACAAAGACAAAACCATTTGGGAAAAAATCGACGGGCTTCAGCAAAGTATGAACCAAATTTTAATTGCCATCGGCGAACTAAAAGGCAGAATTAACGGTTAGCAATCACGCTAACAAGTAAAGGGGATTTTATGCAACCATGGGAACAAAAATTAGTTGATGCAGCTAAAGCTTTCGCGGTTCAAGAAGCGACGGTTTTGGTTCAATCAGAAGGCAAAAAAGTTGTTGATGCAGCTTTGACCGCCATTGAAAAAGTTATTCCAGGCGCTTGGGATGACGCTTTGATTGAAAGCCAACGGGCAGCGATTGACAAAGCCGTTATCGATGCAGCTTTGGCACTCATTGCTAAACTAGCACCAAAGGCTTAATTATGAAAATGCCCGCTGCGCTTCAAGCTCTGGTCAACGTTCTAATCAACCTTTTCCTTAATGCCTTAAACATTACAGGATTTGTGGGTTGGGTCGGCACTTTGGCTTTGCGGTACGGCGGGCAACAACTTTATGAAGACTGGTTGAAATGGGCTCACGACCATGCAAGAGCCAAAGAACAAAGTGCTGCAAAAGAAGCGGCCAACAAAATCATTGATGACCCAAACTCAACACCTGAACAAAGGGGCAAAGCTTATGAAGATTATTTTAATGCTGGTCGCAAGCCTTAGTTTGCTAGGGTGTGCAAAACAAGCGCCCAAATACCCACAGGAATTGCAAACCTTTCACCTTGTGGAAGTGGTAGGCCAAGCCCTTGATAAACGTTTCACTGACCGCGTGGTGAACTTAGACGAGCTTGAAG